ATCCAACGTAATTGTTGTTGTAAATGTTGTTCCTTGTTCCAAATAAAGGTTTGTGTATGCCGCTGCCATTTAATATTCCCGATTAATTAATATTACTGGATATTTATGTAGATATCCATTTAAGCTAGGAGTAATTGCGCTTTTTGGACTTTTGGATTTTGTCTCCGGAATTTCGTGGCCGGAGAGCAAAATTTCGAATTTTTCACTTTTTAAGTTTTTCTACTTCTGCGCTCAATTCCTTGATTGCTTCTACTAATAACGGAATCAATCGTTCATAGTGAATAGTCAAATATTTCTCGTCAATAGGTGCCGGTACAACAACTTCTGGCAAAACTTCTTGAACTTCTTGAGCAGAAAGACCAACTTCAGTCTTATCTGTATATCCTAGTGATTGTGCTAAATCATTAGCTTTGTAGTAAAAACCATTCAATGTCTGTAATTTCTCTAAAGCGCCAGAAATATTCTCTATGCGAGTTTTAAGTCTATCGTCAGAGTAATATGAAGTAATGTTATTGATTGCACGGATTGAACCAGTATTTGCTGTATCTGGTGCTGTACCAACGCCGATTGTGCCAAATTGAACATTTGATGTGGTTGCGATACTTTGGGGTAATGTTAAATTGGCTGAAGTTGTTCCTGTTACAGTAATTTGATTGATTGTTCCAGAAATTGATGTTACTGGTGCTGTTCCACTAGAAGCTGATGTCAATCGACCTTGTTTGTCAACTGTGAAACTTCCGTATGTGTAACTACCAGCAGTAACCGCAGTGTTTGCAATCTGTGTTGCAGTCATTACACCAGTAATCTTGGTATTCGCCAGAGATGTAATCCAAGCAGGATCGGCATAAGAACCAGTTAGATATACACCATTATTTACAGTATTTGCATTACCTGTAATGTTTGTATTTAAATATCCTGTACCAGCACCAGTAATTAATAATGATCCAGCAGATACGAAACCGGTAGTAGTTACATTACCTGCAACGGTTGCATTTAACACTAAGTTAAGATTGTTTGCAGTTACTTGACCACCAAAAGTAGCATTGTTTGATACAGTTAATGGTGTTCCTGCACCTGTTACAGCAATAGTGGAAAAAGATCCGTTCGCAATAGTACCTAATCCACCAACCGTGAGAGTATTTTGTACATAAGCGGATGAACCAGAGCCTTGAACTTGTAATCCACCGGCAATAACAGCATTATTGGCAACCTGTAATCCCAAAATTGGAGCATTTAAATATAATGTTCCTGAAGGTTTGATATAATTATTTGCTGCAAAGTCGTTATTTTCTCTTACCAAAGAATTGGTTGCAACAACCCAATCACCAAAGGTGTTAGCATAACTTAGAATTGATACGGTATTAGCCATTTGAATTTTTACCTATAAGTTGCAACATCAACTGTTTAATTTCTTTGATATCATTTTTAACATCATCAATGTCCGATTTCATATTATTTATTTCTTGTCTTTGGGACGCTAAAAAGTTGCGTTTATTTTGATATTCTTGTAATCCATTAGCATCTCTATTAATGAGAGCCATTGAATTTGTATCACGAACCATTGAGGTGCCAGGAATAGGAATTAAACTCATTTTTTAAACCGTTGTATTTACGTTAGAAGGAAGAGCAATAGCACGCATATCAGATATGAATGGCACAGCAGTCTTATCTGTTGTTGTTAATACAATCTTAATAGCAAACTGACTAAATGATGTATATTTCTGACCATTGGTGCTTGTGTATGTTACATATCCATTAGCAGTATTATTAATACCTGGAGCATATGTATATTCAAACAAATCATTTCTGGTTTGTGAGAAAGTAGATTGGCTGCTATTTGTCATAGTCATCAACTGCCAAGAACCATCATTAAATTGTTGAGTATCGCTTCTATTCAAAATCTTATAGTATACCAAAATGTTTGTGTTAACTGGTCTATAAGCGGTCAAATATACAACCAAATCACCGGAATCCAAAGAAGCATCTAATACAACTTTCTTAGTTACATATTTTGCTTTAGCTGGGCCACCAGATTTCGATGTTTCACCAGTAATAATAACTGTTGCATTTGTTCCTGGAGCGGTATTAGCATCTACAATAGTAATTGTAGGAGTTGTAATGTAACCAGAACCACCACTTGTGAAGTAAACCGATTGAATTACACCATCAGCAATATTAGCAGATGCTAAAGCAGTAGTGCCAGAATCCCCCGTTGGTGCCGATACTGTTACTGTAGTTGTATTAACATTATAACCAGAACCAGCGTTTGTTAAAGTAATCAAACTATTTGACAATGAGCAATTATCAATATTCCATGTAATGGCGTATGTTGATAATCCTGCATCAGAAATAATAGGACTTACTGAATCATCATCTGATGTTAATGTTGTGTATAGTGAGAAAGTCTGACTTGTATTTGCTAATAATACTCGTTCACCTTTACCATCATTTAAGTAAATGTCATCAGTAGAAGATGTACCAAATTTACCTGGTGTAATATTTACTATACCAGCAGGTGATCCACTTGCTGCCAACATAGCATTATATGAATAATTAATGTTTGTTGTTGTTGGTGTAAAATCGGTGGTTGTAATGTTAAATGCATCTACCAATACATCAGCGTTTGAAACTGAATCGATTGACATATTTAAATTATTAGCATTTAAGAAATAATCTAAAGATTGGTTAACCAATGTTCTCTGTGGCAATTTCTTAGGAACAACATATTGAATCGATGGTGTAACTGAGGTGTTGAATACACAACGATCCATTACAAACATTAAACTTTGATTTTGGTCAGCTGTCCATGTTTGTGCATTTTGTGATAAGAACAAAGCACCAACATAAGGAGCACCACCAATTTTGGTTATTGTAGATGGTGTTGCATCTGTTGGTAAATTCTTAACGGATGATGAAATTGCTGTATCACCATTTGATGCTGTCCATAAAGTATATTCACTACTATTTGATTTTACAATGAAAGAATACAATACACCAGGTTGAATATAAATTGGTGCATTAAATGTAAATTCTGTATATGTACTTGCTGTCAAATATTGTGGAGCGTCAGAAACATTAACATCACTTGGATTTAAAGTAACGATAGAATGGTCTAAAGTTTCGCCGTTTGGATAACCATTTTGTGTACCAACAATTGATATTGTAACTGGTGAATTATCCAATGTAGGTTTTGTCTTAAAGAACAATTTAACAGAATTTAAGAACAAACCATTTGGATAATTATCTTTAGAAACAATAAATGTTTGTGCTACTGGATCCCAAGGACTATATGTTGTTACAATAGAATTTGTATTAGCGTATTGTGTTGATGTAAATGTACCTTTTGCGCCTGCAGGTGAAGCACCAAAGTCAACGGTCTGTTGAGTTGTTTGTAATCCTTGTGCATAATATGTACCTTGTGCATATGATGTAGCAGAATCTAAATTGCCATTTACACCATTATCTACACGCAATACTCTCTCACCAGTATGGAACTGATTTGCTGGAATATTAAAGATTCCGTAGAAAGAACCAGTTCTATTGGTTGTAAATGTTCCGATAGAATATACATCACCATTTGCACTAGTAATGCTTGTTGTCAAATTAGCAGTCTTTGTTGTACCATTGTAAGCACTAATGATAGATGATTGACCAACACCAGTTCCTGCATTGATATAAATTGTATTACCTGTGTAATAATTATCAGTAGAGGATGCTAAAGGTGATAATTGAACTTGTGCAGTTGAAATTGCATTGTTGACACGGCCACCAAAATGTTCTGAACTGGCAATTGTTCCGCTTGCTGTTGTCGATTGATATGTTCCAGAAGCATCAAAGAAAGCATTTTGAATTGTTCCTGATGTTGTACCGGTAGAACTATATTTTGTAGATGTTCCATCAGCAGCAACATATAATCTTGTATTCGTTGTGCCAGGATAATTATAGATTCCTACAATTCTTGATGTTCCATAGAAAGAACCGGAAGAATAATAACCAATAACTTGATCTTGAGCAAAGGTTCCTGATACTCCTGTTAATTCAATTACATTTGTTTTACGAACATAATTAGAAACATCGGTATTATCAAAACGAACACCAACAGGAGTATTAAACAACATATTGTTAACACGAACAACAACCTGTTGTGGTCTAATATATGGAAGAATACTAATATCAGTGATGTAGTTATTGTTTAATGCGTATGTGTTGCCTAATTTGTCATATGGACCAAGAACATCACTCTTAGCTTGTTGTCTTACATCATATGTTGTGGTTGATTGATAACCAACATATCCAAATGGAGACCAATTGATACCATGTCCTTCAACAGTCTGTGAAGTTGTGTATGATGTACCAGAAATTGTTTTCCAGTCACCAGCAGACAATACATTAATTGCTTGTGTGTTAGCACGGAAGATTTGTAAATTTGGATCGGTAATCAACAAAGCAGGTGAATAATTTGTGTCTACCCAATTGTCTACGTTTGGAGATAATGTTAAAGTACCTTCTCTTGTTGCATATGAGAAAGGATTAGCATTAACAGTTCTAGATGCAATTCTTTGAGTAACAGCATTTGCTGTAGTGTAAGGCAAACTAAAATAATTTATGTAACCATCAGTTTTAATAGAATAACCTAATGCTGCTGAAGTCGCAGCGGATGGCATACCCATATTATAAGCAGTAGCCAAGGCTTTTAATGGATAATTTTTAACAGCTTGAGTGGCAGTTAATCTTCTTTCACGGCGATTAATTGTTGCTGAATAGTCATCATTATTTGTGTCAGCGGTAGCATAACTTGAAAAATCGTCAACCAAAATACCATTTTTAAATCTATTCAAACCAAATGCATCAGAAATTTGAAGATTCTGTGCTTTTTGTTCCAACATACTCAAAGATGTATAATATTCAACTTGATTAATACGATTTTCAAGTCCAGCAATATCTTGCATTGTATAACGTTTGTGTTTAACTTTTTCAATACTTAAATCAGAAACAAATCCAGCAGGAGCTTCTGTTGGAATATAACCAGTATATGGATTATGTGTTAATTTAGCAATAACTAATGATCCATCCGGTTCAGCTGGGAACAATGGATATATTGCTGGTGAACCTTCAACAATCTGAAAACTTCTATCTTTACTTAATATAAGTTTATCTTTTCTACCCAAGTAATAAGTATAATCACCAGTAAATGTAGTTAAATCAACAGGAATAAAAATACCTTTGTTTGAAGCGGAATTAGAATAACGTAATTCCCACGATGTTGTGGCATTTAATCTTGCTGGTCGGAAATCTATACAATCTCTTAAAGAATATATTGTTCCGTGTGTACTAATAAATTGTGGAATTTGTTGATACGATTCGTTGGTATAAGAATTGACACTAAAGTATCCATCACCACCAGAATGTTGATAGTAATCAACCATCACAAGTATGTTGCCAATTGGTTGTCTATAACCAGGTTTCAATGTAATGGATGCATGGTCATAATAAGAATCTCTCTGGCCATTATCAAAACTATAACTGTTTGTAATGTCATATGAAGAACTGGATAACATGGCCAATGAAGGTACAGTATTTGCATTACCAGTATCAATAATCTTAACAATTCTCTTAACATCAGAAAGATATAAAGATTGTTTTTGTCCTGCTGTTACTAATCCGGCATTACGAATGTAAATTTGACCAGTAGATGTTGTTGTGTTATTGTCAACAAAAGTGTAAGAACCTACGGCAGTATTACTTGTGTTGATTGCGGTTGTGTTGGCACGAATTAAAGTTTTATTCTTTAAAATGTGACCAGTATTTTGGCCATTAACAACATAAACTTTTTCGTAGATAGTTGCAGTAAATGTACCTGTTGCACCACCAACGTCTGTAGCACTTAATGTGGCCACAGATTTGGTTGAATCCAAAGTAATTGTTCTACCTGCTGTTGTCCAAGGCACCACATCACCAACATTCAATGTGCAACCTGCACCTTTGGCAGTTACAACAATAATAAAGTTTTGTTTTTTGGTATCATTGGATAAAGTGGAACTTGCTGTACCAAAGTGTTGCACAACATCTTGGTAATCACCTTGATAGTTGATTGTAGCAGAAACTCCTGCACCACTGGTAGTAAATGAAACACTTCTATGTACTTGTTGTGTCGTATATGATGTATCGATTAATGTTGAAACATATGGATTACCAATAGTAAAGACTAATTCTGGTACAGTTGGGTTTTGTAACTGTGTGTCACCAGTTAAAAGTCCACCAACACGACCTTGAGTATTTACAGATGAAACTCCATAGATAGTTGCTGGGTATGAAGCTTTAGATACATTGATGATAGATTCAATATCTTTTGTATCAAAATTCAAAGAGAAGGTAGAAGTTGCATCAGGTGTTACTGTCCAGTTTTGGTTTACAGTAGCAGTTCTTGTTGCACCATTATAAGTTGTAATTGTTCTAAAGTCACCAGCATCAGTACCACCAGTAATGGAGATATCTACTCCAGCATAAGCATTAGATGCTGCGGTGAATGAACTTGGAAAAGTAATAGTATTAACCGTTGCAGATACGGCAGTATTACTTACAACTTGATTTTGTAAATTGGTCACATATAATTTATAGTTATATGTATTGGCCGCAGTGTCACTGGTAGCACTATCATAAATGATAGCTCTGACATTGGCTGTGGCTACTAGAGTTGAAGTATAGTGTGCTGAATTAGCAACAACGACATTAGCGGAAGAAACGCAATGTAAATCTGCCGTGCCATATGTTGTTGTATCGAAGAAAGAACCATTTGATGTACCATTCAAATTGTTAACATAAAAGTAAGAACCAAAATCAATATAAACTGGATTATTATTTTGTGAAGCAGTAGTTCTTGCACGATTTGATGTTAACTCAACATCTGATTGATTTTCTAAACGATAACCGTGAACATAAGCAACACCTTTACCAACACTCATTAAATATGTGTTATTTGAAGTATCAGCGGTATTTGCTTTTGGTGTTAATTTAAAATCATTAACAACATAGTCACCATTAGTTTCATAATCTCGTTTGGCGAAATAGTCATCAATAACATTATATACTGAACCTTCTACAATTTTAACAATTTGGCCATTATTAATACGAAGTAATTCAATAAATCCTTCATCATCACCAAGTGTTAACGGTCGTGTTTCAAGTGTAAGGGAAATTTTGTAACGGTCAGCACCTGGAGCTTGATAGTTTGAAGCACCAATTGCAGGATCCAATAGTGAAGAATCACCTACAAAAGTTTGAATTGATTCTGTAATATTTAAACCAACACGACTGGATGGTATGTTGCTATATTTCGAAACAACAACAGACTGTGGATCAACTTGAACAAATGTTCCATTTGAAATTTTAATGCCATCCGAACGAGTGTAATTACTGGAAATGTAGAATACACCTTGAGCAATAGAAACAATAGAACTATCACCAGTAGCTAAAGTTGGATAAACAGAAGCCGCTAAATTTGATGCAGAATCGTATACCACATCATTCTCAACAAAATGTGTTCCTGTCTTATAAGAAACGATTAGTGTTGGAGGATCATCAGTAGCAGCAGTTCCTGTTGCCGCAACAGTTGACAATACTTGAGCAACAACAGTACCTGTTGCATTTTGAATAATTTTATTGGCAAATTGTGTTACATCTACTGCTACACTATTATAAGTTTGTTGCAATTTAACATAAGAACAATTTAAATTGCTTGTAATTTGACCACCAGTTACAGGTGAATTCTGTTTAAAAATATTATCAGCAAATTTAGTAACTTGGTCTTGAAGAATACTTTGAGATTGTGTTAATTCTCTAGCCTGAACTGCATATCCAGGTTTAAAAAGAATACGATGATAATTCTTTGAAGGGTCAAAATCATCATAATATGGATCAACATTAAAATTCAGCGACATTTCTTTTCCTTAATATCCTAAGACAAACTTAAATTGTTCTATTCCGTCAGAACTTCTTTGAACCGAGGTTCTATTTTGAATAAATGCCAGATAACCTGAATATGGCACAAAGTCTGGATTACTTACTCCTAACAAAGTTCTAGCCGTTAATGAAACGTTTCCATAAACTGTAGAATCTGTTGCCGGAGTTCCTTTTATATTTATTAGCTTAACCACATTAGCATCCACATCAAAACTCAATACTGTAGCTTTAAAACTTGCTGTGGCCACAGAATCTCCTTGATAAAGAATCTCATCAGGTACAAAGGAACCAAATCCTGATGCTACAATTAAATCTGTAGTTGCTTTGTATATACTTCCGTTGGCCGCATTTGGAGCTGTACTTAAAGAAGTTGGATTAACTAAGATACCAGCTTGTCTATAATCAATATCGATTGGAATATATCCATTTTCACTTCCATTAAATTCGGCAGTTAACATGATATGTGTACAACCCAATTCTGATACGTTGTCGAATCCATGACCACCAATAGGACTAACTGGAGCCGTGAATATGGCGCCTGAACCAATATCACTAATGACCGATACACCCGCATAAGTATAATTCGTTCCTCGGTTCACCACAGTAACATCGGTAATAATACCATCAGTAATTGAAAGTGTTCCTGTAGCTCCAATACCATCACCAGTAACTTCCATTGTGATTGTAGCATTAGCTGTGTCGTAACCAGAACCTCCGCTTACAACATTGATTACATCGATGTTACCGTATCCAGCACCATTTTCGAGTGGATTCGGTATGTTTGAACCTACTGGTACCGGCATCCAATTTGTATCCATGAATGTTTTTTTGGATCCAGCATCAATTGTATACACATATTTCCATTTATAACCATCTACATCTTGAAATATATTATTTGTTCCATAATTTCCAGGTTTAAAAAAAGGTTCTTCTGTAGAAATTGTACCAGTATTATTCCATAAACATTTAAATACTTGATCGAAACGATTTTTTACATAAAATTCACGGATTAAATATCCGTTTGCATCAACCTCAAACATATCAACATCATCTTGATAATAATCATATCTTCTACCGGGAGTCCAATTAATTCTTTGAATAACTGGACTAATATTATTAGTTAATACTTTTTTTGCAACAAACATATTAGCATGCACAGATTTGATGTATTGTTGGTCTTGTGTTGGTTGAGGAGGATCAAATTCATCAACCCATGGTTCAACTTTAGACAAAAACACATAAGTTGCGTTAATTGGTAAGTTTGTTATAGGTAGAACCGCAGTAGGTGCATAGTAAGATTGCTCTACTTGACCAACCTTAGAACCATAAGTTAATAGTGATTTATTTGCCATAGTATATATTTATTAAGCGTGTATAACAGATACGAAAGTATTTGCAGCATCACCATCAAAACACATATATTTTGCTAAAATGGATGAAGTTGCTGGAATATTATAGGCTGTTGAATTAGTTGTTGAATTAATTGCAGAACATCCGTGAGTGAATGTTTGGCCATTTCCTGATGTGTTTGTAATCCACAATTCAACAACTTTACCAGAAGTATAATTGCTAAAAGAAACTGTTAAACCTGTTGCGGTTTGTGCTCTAATAACTGCATCGTTTGCAAAATTAATTGTAATTGCTGTCTGAGTACCAGGATAAGTTGTTGGTGTATAAATGAAACCTTTAGCTGGGTTTAATACACCAGCAACAGTTACAGAATCACCATTAAATGTAGCAATATTGGTTAATGTATTTGAACCAACCGAACAATTCCACAATTTAATTTGTGAACCTGTGTTTGCATCTGTAAAATTTTCAGCTGCAATGAAGTCAATACGACCTACACCTAAAGGTTGATATTTTGTTGTACCATAACCATTTGAAGAAAAACGAGAAATTATATCATTGGCTTGGATTGCTGTTGGACTTTCTATGGTACCTCTAGCAGAACGACCTGTGTATACTGCGTAAGCACCTGTTCCGTAAGAATCTGTTACAATGCGTGATGGTATACCATTTTTACCAGAAATATGAAGCATATAACCATCGTTTGATGGTAATGCAGTTGTTGGTGATGCAGAGATTGTTAGTGCTGATTCTGTTGCTGAGAATTGTGTATTCTGTAAAACAACCTGTGCGCTACCTGTAATAATTCCATAAACACCCAAAGTACCTGATACGTTTGCAGTACCAATCACTTGGAAGTTGGCAGTATTAACTTTTTGAATCCATGAATTGCCTGTAACCGTTAATTCTCCAGCAATGTAAGTATTTGCTGAATATATTCCTGTATTACCTGTACTAAGGACTGCAACTCTTGAAGCTGTGTTTGATCCTACTGCAGTTGCGTAAACGGTAACAGCTGTTCCGTGTGCTGCGTCAGTAAAGTTTTCTAAAGCAGTAACATCAATACGAGCATCTGAAGTTGAATTGAATGTTGTATTTCCATATCCAAATGAAGAAAAACGACCAATAGTATCACCAGATTGACTAGGTGTTGGTGTATTGGCAACACCACGAGCATGACGAGTCACATAATTTGGTAAAAATCCAGCACCTAAACTATCGATAACGATACGAGAAGATGTGCCTTCACGACCCGTTGTGTGAATATTAAATCCTGCCAAGTGTGGAGCAATTACTGAACCAGATGCAGTTTGTGTTAATTGTACTAAAGGTGTAAAATCATTGGTTGTTTTGTAACTAGCACGAATGAAGTTTGTCGTTACATTACCTAATGTTGTTAAATCACCATTAAGTGTTACTGTCGTATTCTGTAATGCTGAATTGGCAGTCGACCATGCCAAGTTAATGCTTGTATTTTGACCAGCATTAATAACACCAGATTGTGTTGTAAATCCATATAATGTTGTAATATTTGATTCGCAGTTTTGAATTCTATTATTTTGTTCAACATTAATAATAGTTGTTCTATCTTGACGACCAGATACCACATTTGCTGCATCAAATGCACCTTGTGCTTTGGCATCTGCGTAAACAATATTGGTGTTCTGAGTTAAATCTACTCCTTGAATAATACTAATTGATGTGTTTTGATTAATATTAACAGTTTCAAGGCTTTGAATTCTAGTATTTTGAGTATTGTTAACAGCGATTGAACCATTAGCAGCATCAAAAGCCGATTGTGTGTAGTTTGCTGGTGTTGCAGCAACTGATTGTACACTACCATCGGAAAAAGTAATTGATGACTGTGTATTCAACACTAATCCAGTTGATGTCATTCTTGCAACAATATTTGCTGCCTGACCACCACCAGAAATAAACTTCAATTGACCGGATGTAGAAGTAGAACCTATAATCAAATTACCATAGTTTTGGCCAGATGTACCTTGAGTATACAGATAACCATCGTTTGGATTAACTGCATTACCAATATTATTAAATTCTAAACCCGGTTGATAATTTTTGTTTGCCCAGCCCATGTCAATAAAGTTGGCCGAATCCGTACCACCTGAACCGGTATTTGCAGTTACAACTATATCAGCAGTACCACCATCATCAGTATTAACAAGATTTGTCTGAATATATGATGCCCCAGACTGAGAAAATTGCGCAACTGTATTTGGTAAATTTTGATGGATTAGACCAACATTTAAAACTTCATGTGAATACAAACCTTGAGCCAAGGTATGTGCAGTAAACTTACCTGTTATTCCTGTTGGAATATCAACACCCATAAACAAAGAATTTGCGGTATCTTCGTTTAATGATGATATTAGTGGTAGTTGTGAAATTTTTACGGTGCTCATTGTTCGGCCTTTAAAAACATTAGTCTTTTATCTTTATATTTAGTTGTTGATTATTGAAGAATAATTTTATATTCTCAGTAAAACAAAGTTATATAATGTTCCTGGTGCGCTGGAATTTATAGTAACCAAGTTTCCTGATGTACCATTTATACTAAAATTGTTAAATGTTGTGGTTGAACCCGCTGTAAATGTAAATGTGGTGGGTTGAACCAAGTTATTAATATCATAGAAAGTGTTGTTACCAGTAATAGTCATAGTTCCTGTACCACTCTGAGTAAGTTTTGGATAATACAGTCCACCACCAGCAAAGGTTTTAGCACTACTTGAAGTACAGTTGATTAATCCTGTGTTCATACCGGTGATGGTCATATTGGTACTGGTTGCACCATCATAGGTACTTGCACCACTACCAGTTAATTGTAAAGTACCAGCACTATCAAATTTTAATCCTCGAACATTACTGTTTGAACTACTAAATGTGCCAGTAGATAATGTTTTTCCATTAAAGTCCAATGTACCAGCAGTTAAGGTAGTTGTACAATTAGATGGTATTGTAAAATTATCTTGTAGTACCCAAGTACCACCAACACCGTTGAAAGTAACACCCATTCCTGTGAGAGTTACTCCATTGGTTGTAATGGTTTTTCCTGTTGTTGTGGACTTAAACACTAAACTAGCGCCAGAAGTTCCTGACCAAGTAAAGTTTGTGGCTGGCAAAGTTAAAGAACCATAAACATCTAATTCTGCTGTAGCTCCCATCGTTAGCGTCATAGCACCATCTAATGAGATAGTGCTGAAGTCCAAACAGTTTGCTGGACCAGCAGATGTTCCAGTAACAGTTACAGTAAATATGCCTGTTACAATATTAGAGTTGGTATCAAAGATAACATTATCAGCAGATGTAGGTGCAGAAGCACCACTACCACCACCAGATGAGGCAGACCAGTTAGTTGTTGAAGTAGCATCCCAATTACCGCTACCACCTACCCAATATCTAGTTGCCATTATTTTTCCTGTATTTCAGCTGAAGGTGTATTGATATCAATACGATGTTGTTTCATTGATTCGATTTGTTCCGGAGTTAAACTATCCAATGAAGGTTCTTGACCATATTCAAAATTAATTGTTACATACCCATTTTCTTGAATTATTGTTGACATTTCAATTTCATCCTAATAATATTAATACATCATCTTCTGTAGTAATTGTATTTCCATATTCATCTGTAATTTCTGGATAATACGCATAACCTTCAACACCATCAATTTGAACAGAATTGGTGCTTACGGTTCTTCTTACCGACATAAATGAATTACCTACGGTGTTTGCAAGAGTTGTACTTAAAGTTATTTTTCCGTTTACATAATCAACACTAGAAACTAATTTTTCTGTATTGTTTGGAACAAGAATATAATCACCAGCATATACAATATCTTTTAACGGATAACTAACATTACTATAATTTCCATTATTAATAATGTCGTAAGAGTTGGTTAAACTGTTTATATTTATTATTGTGTTACCAGAATTGGCAGAAACATAAGCCACATTAGCATATGTTAACCAAACATTATCTTTTAATATAATGGTATCATTATATCCCAACGAACCACTTTCTGATATTGTCCAACCAATATTATTTCCAAAGTCTATAGAGTTTACTGCATTCCAAATATTTTCTGGTGATGCTGAACAATCACTAATATTAATATAGTCCGAATATTCTTCAATACTATAAACTTGTGTTACTTCAGAATAAATTTCAAATCCATTACTTAATGTTAATTTAATGGATGAATTTGGAAAAATAAATGATTCAATGTTTGCACCAGCCAGTGAATTAAAGTTAATAATATTATTACTTCCGTTTGTCCAATCACTTACCATTGTTACATAAGAACCAGGATTACCTGTATAATATCCTAAAGTATGTCCTTTATTTAATGATGATTCAGTAGTAAAATTATCTTGACCGGCCGCTTGAATTACAAAACGACCAAGAACTTTTGTTCCTGTTGGATGTAACAGATTTAAAAGAATATCTCTATAATTTGAAATTTCTTTTTCAAGTGTAATTTGATAAGTGTAATTATTGTAATCTTGACTTTGTAACACATCAAAAGAACTCAACTGACCCCTAGTACCAATATATTGGCCTGTACCCGATACTAATCCATTAATGAAAATGGCGTTTGCCTTTGCAGTACCATCTCCGTAAGTAATAACGCCAGTAGAATCAAACCTAGTACTAACATTATATACACTATAACGATTAGTTAAATCAACATAAATGTTTTTATTTTTTACTTTTAATTTTTGATTATAATCAGGAGTGGTGTTATAATTCAAAACTCTTACTTTGTACATTGACGCTGCTGTATTTGCAAAAGGATATAATGATTCAATACTATCAACTGTTGCAAAATAAGTTGCACTTTCTTGTGAAGTACCTTGGTAAAGAATATCACCAGATTGTGGTAAGTCAGAAATAAACACATTATTAACACACAAATCTTGAACTTTAAGTGTGACTGAAGGAACTTGAACATAGTCAGCACCAGGATCACTAACATCAATTGATGAAATTGCACCAACACGATCATAAGTGGATCCAAATGTTGCACCATCACCTAGAATACCTGGAATAGTTAATACAGCATTAGCTGCAGCAACATTCGAAGATATAATAGTTACAATAGGAACACTAGTGCGTTGATAATTTGATCCACCTAATGGATAAAATTGGAATGCTGAATTAGGATTTTCATAGGTATAATCGACAGCAATAATGGAACCATTAGCATTAACAGAAATAATATTTGCATGAGCACCAGTACCAGAACCTCCAGTTAGAACTATTGTATCATTAGCACGATATCCGTTACCTGCATTTTCAATTTGTATTGGTGCTAGAATACCCAAATTTCTAATATCACCAATAATCGATACATTGTCTGTTGGAAATAATGAAGAAGCTGTAATTGTTGGTGCACCAGATAATCCTGTACCGCTAGTATTTAAAAATACAGCTGAAATTGGATAAGTTGTAAATGATAAAAAGTTGAAAGCATTAGCCAAAGAACAATTTAAATTGGCAAGGCCATTTGCAACAAAATTATAATTGTTTGCATTTAATTTAATCAAAGATTGATTTTGAATCGTATCTGCTGGAATAAGTGTAACATTGGCTGTTTTTCTTGGATTAGGATCCACACTCGAAACAACAGCTTGAGCACCAGAGGATAATGGAGTAATTGTAATTGTTGTGTTTGGTGAACTTCTATATCCGTAACCACCATCAATAACTCTAATATTTGATAAAGAACCTTTAGTTGTCGCATAAACAGTAGCAGCTGCACCTTGTCCAGTATTGGAATTTAAACCACCAATAATACCAACGGGGTCTCCTGGTCTATACAATAATCCTCGGTTGTCTGGATTAATGTCAATACGGTTTACTTGACCAACAATTTTGGCTCTAAGTGGTTGGCCATTGACTTGAACTTCTTGATTATTTGAATCTAAGATACGAATATATTCACCAGATTGAAAATCTCGTTGAATATTTGAAATGTAAATAATTGTTTTTGTACCATCGAAAGAAGAATTTTCAATAGTTGCTAAAGATTTGGTGGTTTCTCCAAATACACTATAATTTTTAATATTTAAAAAATTAACATCATCTGAAGCAATATTTAAACTCTTTGATATGTACCATTCTCCATCAGATGCTCGCAATACCGCATCTTTTGTCAAAAAGAATTCTACAGGAGAGTCATAGAGAACACGAAACAAAAACTCATAAGATGCTGGTGTTCCCTTAGATTTATATAATTCTTTGGCAATCTTGGTAACTTTAGTTTTATCTGCAAGAATATCTTTAGGAAAATAAGAAAGAAACTCATTATAAAAATAATCAACAAATTCATCTGGAGTTTTGTCAATGTCCGCATAATTTAATAGATTTTTTGTTCTATCACTTATATTCTTTTCTTGTTCCAACCATTCATAGTATGCTTTAAGGAACAATACAAAATTGGCATACTGAGGATCATCCCGAACAAATTCAGGAAGCTGAGATGAAACTAAAAGTGATGTTTTTTGATTATTTTCTATCATGAACTTTTGGCAGTTACATTAACAATAATAGCAGTAACATCATACGGATCAATTGTTATAATTCTATTATAATCTGATGAAACGATGGATGTTGTTGGTTTTACAGAAACAGATAGTTCACCTAAAGTATTATTAACATTATATGGATTAAATGCAGTTAATGTAATAATTCCATCTTGATAGTCAATTATTCCGGCATTTGGATTTAAAATTGTTTTAATATTGGTTGAATCGTTATAATATGTTCTTAGTGTTCCGTAACGACCTTTTAAATTAACTACAGCTGCAGCATTTTTTCCTGTAGTATCACCAGCTCTTGGTGTAATAACGGCTGTTGCACTGGTATATCCTACACCCGAAGAATCAACAACAATACTTGAAACTGTTCCATTAACGACAACAGCATGAGCAGCTGCGCCAGTACCATCACCACGAATAGTAACTGTTGGAACATCTTGATAATTAAAACCAGGATTTAATACTGAAATAGATTCTACACCATCAGTTTGTGATGGAACTTCTTCTAAAAATACTCCAGTAATAATTTCAGCCAAATTTGATGGATTTAAATATTCCATCGATGGAGTACTATTAACACCACTAGTATACATATTTCTTTCTAATGAAGAATTATAATATAGTTTATATGTTGTGGTTGAAGATAAATTAGGTAAAAGTTTCTTTTCCATCCTAAGGTTATATTCACTCGTAATAATAGAAGAATTATAACTTTGGATAGCATTCAATAAATCATATCCATTAAATGTTGAATTAAATGTATTTAAGGTATTTGTTGCAAAAGTCTGTATTGCTGATTTTACACCACTTTGAATTTGTGATGATGTTAATGAAGTTTTCTTTGGATCATATAATACATCAACAACTAACTTTAAATATGTATAATCTGGATCAACAATGGTTGGTGCAACAGTAACTACGCTAATTGGTTTAATAACTTCATCAATAATTGCTGATTTTTGTGTATTAGTTAATTTATAAGCACCAGTAGGTTTCAATGAAATAAACACTTGGCCATAAACTGGAGTATCATTTTCTTCTCCACCCCACACATTAACTGCATCGAATGAAATACCTAAGGTATTTTGTTGTAACGCAACAATGTAATCATTTTTATTAACGGCACGGTTTTGTGCTGAATAAGTTTTTGGTGCTTGTAATTTGATTGAATCGATAGACTCTTTATCACCACCCTGAGTAGCTTCCAATACTGAATCAACAGATGTGGCGGAATAATTACCAATGTTGTCCATTAAGACAAAACTATTGGCTCCCGCAGAAGCAGAACCTTCTGTTGACAAATAGGTGAGGTTAACAATATTTCCATTAGTTAAAGCTTTACCAACAATACCATCACCAAAATAAATTTCATAAGTTCCATTCAAAGATTCTTGTAAGAAATAAACTTTGGAGGATCCATCTAATGATAATACACTAGTTGCTAAATTATATATTTCATATGATGAGTTTGATACGGATTGTTGTACTAACACCTTTAATGTTGTAGTGTCAACTGTTTCATCAGGAATTTCAAATGTTAAAGATGGATTGGCTGTTGTATCAACCGTGTAATTGAATGAGGACAAAACACCTTGTTTTATTTTAACATTTTCAAATATGGCCACATTATTAGCCACATTAACGGTATAATCATCAGTATTAATAAAATTATAATTTACTCCGTTTATATCAGATGAAAGAAACGAAGAATAGGCAGACAAAGTTAAGGATGAATCTGTTGTAACATTGGTCACCGTAACATTAACTTCCGCAGTCGGTGCTATAGCAGATTTTGGAGTATAGTTTAATAACTTGGCATGAGATACAACAGAAGGTCTTTGAACAGCGGAGTCCAAAAACATTTCGTTGGCTACTTGGTTTAAATAATAGGCATTGTATTGTGTATTATAAGCCAAAACATCTAAAAGGACCGACATACCAGAACCTTCAAAGTTGTAGTCTTTAAAGGCATCTTGGCTTCTTAGGAATGTTGTAAAGTTAGTTTTAAGTGTGTTAAAATCTAAACTTGTTAACTGGATATTTGAATTTGCTCCGGCCATTATCTGGACCTCGTTAATATTAGGTTAATTTGTGATGGTATAGTCATATTTCCAATAAGAACAAACAATGAAACATTAAATTGATTACTATCAGGAGATGCTTGAACAAATAATTGGCTAATCCTTGCTCTAGGTTCATAATTATTAATCATTCTGGTAATTTCATCTTCAATTAAACTGGCTGTTAATGGAGAAACCGGTTCAAACAACAGTCTATTCAAGGTACTACCAACTTTAGGTTGAAATAATCTTTCATATAAATTAGTTGACAATAAATTACGAATTGACCGAATGACAGCCTGTGCATCATATTTCATAGAAACATCACCTGTCGAAGGTAATTTTCGAAAGGTTAAATCTAAATC